AATAAAAAAGGTGTGTAGTATATTAATACTACACACCGTTATTTTTGTTTATAGATATATATATTACGTTTCTACCCACTTTTGTCATTTATTTTCTTTTTTATATTATAGCGAAAAATTTTTAAAAAGTCAAGTGTAACATGGCATTAAAGTAAAGGTTTAATATAAATTGCAATTTTACAAAAATTTTGCTATAATATTTATAGAAAAAATATAAAAGGAGAGAAAAAAATGATTTATATAATGTCTTATCCTACAGATGAATATGGAGATTCTCTTTTTGATGTAGAACGATTACAACACTTTTATTCTAGTTTTGAATCTATTTTAAAGTAGTCATCATCTCTTATCATGTTGCCTGATAAAATTTAGATTAAATGTTATGATGATAATTTTCAAAATAAAACAGAATATGAATCAATATATGAAGGAGAAATAAATGGCAAAACTTTATAATGAAGATAGTATTGAAAGTCTTTCTCCATTAGCCTTTACACGATTACGCCCAGGAGTTTATGCAGGTGATACAACTTATTCAACACAATTATTAGTAGAAATTATATCTAATGCTGTTGATGAATTTCGTCTTGGAAATGGTAATCGTATTGATATAACAATAATCGGAGATACAGTTTCTGTACGAGATTACGGACAAGGCTTTATTTGTAACAGTTTTAGAGATGATGGAGAAACAATTCTTCAGGCTTCTTTTGATGTACTTAATACTTCTGGCAAATATAGAGAAGACGGAACTTATGAAGGAACAAGTTTAGGCTCATACGGTATTGGCTCTAAAATCACAAACTTTTTAAGTCATTGGTTAAGAGTCAAAACTATGAGAGATGGAGAATGGGAAGAAATATATTTTAAAGAAGGTGTATTTCAAAATAGAACTGCGGGAGCAGGTGGTGTACATGGTACATTGGTAGAATGGCAACCTTCGGAAGAATTTTTTACTCATACGGAAGTAGAAAGTAATAGAGTTCATTCTTTACTTAAAACTATTTCTTGCCTTTGTCCAGGACTAACACTTCATTTAAATGAAAACGGTAAGATATATGATTATATATCCGAAAAAGGATTAAATGATTTAGTTGATGCCGCAGTAGGTAATAAGGAACTTATTAATAATAGATTTGATATGAACTTTGTAGAAGGTAAGAATAAAATGGATATGGTTCTTACCTATACATCTAATTATTCTTCTACTATTGTTCCATATGTCAATACTGGCTTAACCGAGACAGGACAGCATATTACTCAGGTAAAATCTATTATTACTCGTGAGTTTAATAAATTCTTTAAAGAAAAGAAATGGCTTAAATCTACGGATGAAAATTTAACTGGTGATGATATACAGGAAGGTATGTATATCGTTTTTAATATTACTGCTCCAAATGTATCATATGATGCACAAGTTAAAACTCGTATTACTAAAATTGAAATGAAGCCTTTTAGTGTAGCCTTAACTGAAAATCTTCAATATTGGTTAACTAATAATGAAAAAGAAATTAAACTTATTGCAGACAAAGCTATTAATGCTAAAAAAGCAAGAGAAGCTGCTAAGAAGGCAAGAGAAAAAGCAAGAGAGCAAGGAAAGAAAAAAGAAAAGGCTTTAAAATTTGATAGTAAGTTGGCGGACTGCTATAGCGAAGATAGAGAAAAATGTGAAATTTATATTACAGAGGGCGATTCAGCGTCGGGTAATCTTAAAACTGCTCGTAATAATGAATTTCAAGCTGTAATGCCTGTCCGAGGTAAAATTCTTAATACCCAAAAAGCCACGTTAGATAAAATTCAGAAAAATGCTGAAATTATGACAATGATTGAGGCATTTGGTTTAAAGATTGATTCAAAAACAATGCAGGTTACGTATGACCGTGATGAACTCCGCTATGGTAAAATTATTATTATGAGTGATGCTGATGTAGACGGTTCTCATATCAAAAATCTATTTTATACTTTTATTTGGAATTTCTGTCCACAATTATTTTATGACGGCATTATTTATGCGGGAGTTCCGCCCCTTTATAAAATTACATTAGCAGGAAATAAAGGTTATAAATATCTTAAGGATGATACCGCTCTTGAGCAATTTAAAGCTACTTATAGTGGTAAATATACCGTAAATAGACTTAAAGGATTGGGAGAGATGGATGTAACGGAAACTGAAGAAACTCTTACGGATCCTAATAATAGAATTATCAAGCAAATTATTATTGATGATAGTGAAGAAACGGAAAAATTATTTGATGATTTGATGGGAACGGCAATTGGCCCAAGAAAGAATTTTATTAAAGAGCATAGTAAGGAAGCTATAATTGAGGTATAAAAATATGTAATTTTTGTAATTATAGATGTAATGATGTAATTTTTGTTGAGATTGAAAAATATTAAATTTACAGTATAATAAAAAAAGAAAGGAATTGGTTATATTATGCCTGCTAGAAGAGATTTAACGGGTCAAACATTTGGTCCTTTAACAGTTTTAAAATTAGATGAAGAAAAAACAAAATAGCAAAAAAGAGGATTTTGGATTTGTTCATGCAATATTTGTAACAATAATCATAGTATAAGATCAGATACATTAAAGACTATTAAATATTGTCCTAATAATTGTCATAAAGGTAAAATTAAAGATGAGACTGGTAATAGATATGGTAAATTAATTGTTTTAAAACAAGATAAAAACCGACAAAATAAAAATCAAAATGTTTTTTGGATATGTCAATGTGACTGTGGTACTATTATATCTGTTAATGGAATAGATTTAAGAAGAAATCATACTATTTCATGTGGATGTGTCCATTCAAAAGGAGAAGATAAAATAATATCTTTTTTAAATAAAAATAATATTCTTTATGAAAAAGAAAAAACTTTTTCTAATTGTCTATTTCCTGAAACTAATGGAATTTTAAGATTTGATTTTTATTTACCAGATTATGATATTCTTATTGAATATAATGGAGAACAACATTATCATACTAATAATAGTGGTTGGAATACTGAAACAGCATTAAAAGAAACTCAAAAAAGAGATAATTATAAAAAGCAATGGTGTAAAGATAATAATAAAACATTAATAATTATTCCTTTTACTGATTTTGAAAAAATAAATATTAATTCTTTATTAGGAAAGGAGAAGAAATATATTTATTATGAAAAACGATTTATGTAATGAATTAAGTAAAAATTTTATAGATTATGCTTATGCTGTCAATTGTGATAGAAGTATTCCCGATGCTAAAACAGGATTAAAACCAGTCGCAAGGAGAATTTTATGGTCAGCTTTAGAAGAAGGCCGTTTATCTAATAAACCTCATGTAAAAAGCGCTAGAATTGTTGGAGACGTAATGGGACGGTACCATCCTCACGGGGATTCTAGTATTTATAATGCATTAATTAGATTGTCTCAAAGTTGGATTATGAGATACCCTTTAATAGATGTTCATGGTAATAATGGTAACATTGCAGGTGATGGACCTGCGGCCGCACGTTATACCGAAGCCCGCCTTAGTAAAATATCAGAAGAAGGTATGTTAAATGGAATTAAAAAGAAAAATGTTAACTTTATTCCAAATTATGATGAAACTCTTGAAGAGCCTATTGCTCTCCCTTCTGCCTTTCCTAATTTACTCTGTAATCCTAACACTGGAATTGGAGTTGCCATGGCGTGCAATTGGGCACCTCACAATCTTAATGATGTCGCAAGTGCAGTGTTTGGTTATCTGGATGGTATTGTTCCTATGCTTCCTGGCCCTGATTTTCCGACTGGTGGATTAATTATTAATAAAAATGATATTCCTAAAATTATGGAAACAGGTCGTGGTTCAGTAAAAATTAGAGCACGTTATAAAGTAAATAAGAATAAAATTATCTTTTATGAAATTCCATACGGAACCACAATAGAAGGATTAATTACAGAACTTGGTGAAATTTGTGACAAGGAAGAAATAAAAGGTATACATGATATACATGATGAGAGTTCTAAAGAAATTAGAATTGTTGTAACGTGTCAAAAAGGTTTTTCACCTGACGCAATTGCAAAACAAATTTATGCAAAGACCAATTTTCAGACTTCATTTAGTTATAATCAAGTAGCTTTAGTAGATAAAACTCCTACTGAATTAAACTTACGGGATGCTATAAAAATCTATGTAGACCATAATCTTGAATGTATTGTTAAAGAAACTCAATTTGATTTAGAAAAAGCTAAATTAAGAAAGGAGATTGTTGATGGTTTACTTAGAGCCATTGTTCATATTGACGAAATCATTGCTCTTATCAAACAGAGTGAGTCTGGAGCAACAGCAAAAATCTCACTTATTGAAAAATGGGACTTTACCGAGAATCAAGCAAAAGCCATTCTTGCTATGCGACTTTCAAGTTTAGCAAAATTAGAAGGTGTAGAATTAGAAAAAGAACGAGATGAGTTAGTTCATAATATTCAAAAATGGGAAAACCTTATCAATAGTAAAGAAGAACAAATAGATTTGTTAAAAATTCGTCTTGCGGACTTGGTTAATAAATATGGAGATAAACGCCGTACAGAATTAACTCAAATTGACGATATAAAAGAAGAAAAAGAAAAGATTGATATAACTCCTGAAGATGTCGTAGTTATTATTACCCATACCGGAGACATTAAACGTATTCCTAAAAAGAGTTTTAGAATACAAAAAAGAAACGGTAAAGGTGTAAAAACTATGGATGCCGCAATTAAAACAACCATATCTACTAATACTCTTGATGATTTAATGATATTTACATCAAAAGGTAAAATGTATAAATTAGCAGTAGATAAGATTCCTGAAGGAACAAATGCTTCAAGAGGGACTAATTTACATTTACTTCTTCCTTTTGCTGATAATGAAGTATTTCAAACAGCTACAGCTATCTCTGGAGAAAAACCTGCGGATTATGTAGTTTTCTTTACTAAAAATGGTTTAATTAAAAAGACTGAAATAGAAGAATACACTAAAGCAAAAAAGAAAACGGGTATTCAAGCTATTAAAATTAAAGATGATGATGAATTATTATCCGTTACTTTTATGAACAAAGAAGATATTATCATCGGAACTAAATTTGGTAATATAATAAGAGTTCCATCAGATGATATTAATCCAATTGGTAAATTAACTTGTGGAGTAAAAGGTATCGCTTTGAAAGAAAACGATGAAGTGGTTTCCGCCTTTTATATTTCTAAAGATATTAAATACCTTGGAATCTTTACTCATAATGGAAATAGTAAAAAAATGGATATGAATAATTTTACTATTCAAAAACGTAATGGAAGAGGAAATAATATTATTCCTTTAGAAGAAAAAGATTATGTTACTTCTATTGTTCCTTTAACTAAAGAAGATTCTCTTTTAGTAGTAGGTAAACCAAATTCTATTTGTACTACTGTTCAAGAATTATCTGAACAGACTAAACTTGGTTTTGGTACAAAAATTATAGAAAGGAGTACGGTTCAATCCGTAATTGTACTATGATTAAAATTATTAAAGAGAGTAGTTTAAAACAAATAAAAAAATTTTACTGTAAATACTGTGGTTGTATTTTTGAAGCAGATGAGGATTCTTATTAGATAGATACCATTTATCCTTCTTTATATTCAGCGGAAACTTTTCTAAAAATTAATTGTCCTTGTTGTGGAACTCTTGTTCTCAGAAGATTTGAGGATTATAAAAAATGATAATAAATAATTCAAAAGATATAAGAACTTTTATAGATAAATTAAATCAGGCAACAGAAGCCTATGATAAAGGAAAACCATATCTTACTGATATGGAATGGGATATAATGTACTATAAATTAGAACATCTTGAAAAAGCAACTGGTCTTATTTATCCCGATTCTCCTACTCAAACCATTCATTACAATGTTGTTAATAATTTAAAAAAAGTAACTCATAATCATCCTATGCTTTCTCTCCAAAAAACAAAAGATATAGAAGATATTAAAGCCTTCCTTGGAAATAAAGATTGGATAGCTATGGCTAAAATGGATGGTCTTACTTGTTCTTTACGTTATCTTAATGGAGAACTGGTCTCCGCAGAAACAAGAGGAAATGGTGTAATTGGAGAAGATATTACTCATAACGCTATGGTAATTCCTTCTATTCCTAAACACATTCCTTATGGAAAGGATGGAGAAGAACTTATTGTTGATGGAGAAATTATTTGTACAAAAAATGATTTTGAACCTTTTCAAAAATTTTTTAAAAACCCTCGTAATTTTGCAAGCGGGAGCATAAGACTTCTTGATTCTAAAGAATGTAAAAATAGACATCTCACTTTTGTAGCTTGGGATTGTTTTTTTAATAATATATCTGATGAGTTTCCTATTACAAAACTATCTGCAAAATTAAGATTATTAAAACCTTTAGGTTTTAATGTGGTCCCTTGGGATACAACTTTTTCTGGAGAAGAAAGTGTTAGTAATCTTTCTCTTAATAATGCTATATATATCATAAAAGCTAGGTCTACAGATAAATATTATCCTATTGATGGAATTGTTTTTAAATATGACAATATTGCAGAATATGATGCGGCAGGTCGTACCGATCATCACTTTAAAGGTGGTATTGCTTATAAATTTTACGATGAAACATATCCAACTCGTCTCCGCCATATTGATTGGACGATGGGTAGGACAGGTGTTTTAACTCCTGTTGCAGTATTTGATCCTATTGAAATAGATGGAACAGAAGTTTCTCGTGCTTCTTTGCATAATGTTAGTGTTATGAAAGAAATTCTTGGGACTCCTTATATTGGACAAGAAATAGAAGTTACAAAAATGAATCAAATTATTCCTCAAATAATTAGTGCAAAAAAAATATAATTTATTTCTAATCAAGCGTTTAGGTCAAATTAAATTAATTATATTATTCATTTTTGAATATTCTAAAAACAAGAAAGGAGTTTTTGATATGAGAAAAAAAGGATTAATTTATTGTTATAAATACCTTCCTAATAATAAATGTTATATTGGACAAACAACTAACTTTAAAAAAAGACAAAAATAGCATTTATTAGATACAAGACATAATCTTTAGTTTCATAATTTGTTAAGAGAACATTATGAAGATTTTGAAATAAGTATTTTATAGGATAATATCAATATAGAAGATTTAAACGATAAAGAAAAATATTATATTGAATTATATAATTCTTTTGATGAGAATGGATTTAATCTAACTTCCGGCGGAGAAGGAGGATTTTAGGCATGTCATAAATATTGGCAAACTCATCCAGAAGAATTAAAATTACATATAAAAAAAATACAACCTTTAGCTGTTAAAGCTGTTCAAGAATGGAGACAAAATAATCCAAAATTAGAACAATAGCGTTTAAATAATCTTCATAAAGCTGCTCAATAGTGGAGATAGAATAATCCAGAGTCTTTTCAAAATAATTTGATAAAAGCGCAAGAAGCAGCCAGAGAATGGAGAAAAAGAAATCCTGAAAAAGCACAAGAAAATTTAAAAAAAGCTACAAAGGCTAATTGTAAAAAAGTACGATTAAAAAATACTGGAAAAATCTTTATTAGTGCTTCTTAGGCAGGCAGACAATACAATATTCCGGCTTCTAATATTAGCGCATGCTGTAGAGGAGTAAGAAAGTCGGCTGGAAAAGATTAGAATAAAAACAAATTAATTTGGGAGTATATAAATGAATAATAATCAAATTATCTTTTTAGAAATTCCTAAGAAATGTCCTTACTGCGGCACAGATCTTATTATACAAGAAAATAACAGTAGTAAATTTTTATATTGTCCAAATCAACAATGCAGCGCTCGTTTAATTAATCATCTTGACCATTTCTGTGGGAAAAAAGGGCTTGATATAAAAGGTTTATCTAAGAAAACTCTTGAAAAACTTATTGATTGGGGATGGATTAATTCTTTAGAAGATATTTTTAAATTACAAGAGCATCGAAATGAATGGATTGAAAAAGAAGGTTTTGGTATAGCTTCTGTTGATAAAATTTTAACAGCAATAGAAGAAGGTAAAAACTGTACAGCGTCTAAATTTATTGCGGCAATTGGTATTCCGCAGATAGGTAAGGTAGCTTCAGAGGATTTGATTAAAGTATATCATACATATAATGGATTTAGACATGCTGTTGATTTCCCAGATGAAGATGATAGACTTTATAATATCAAAGGCATTGGTGAGGTTATGATAAAAACTCTTACCACTTTCGATTATAAAGAAGCCGATAATATCTTTGATAATTATATAGTTGAAATTATATCTTCTACTCCTGAAGAACAAGAAAAAGAAGATAAAAAACTAAAGGATAAAATCTTTGTCATCACGGGTAAAACTATTAAATTTAAAAATAGAAATGAATTAAAAGATTTTATCGAAAATAATGGCGGAAAAGTTACGGGATCGGTATCTAAAAAAACTAACTATCTCGTAAATAATGATGTTAATTCCACTTCTAGTAAAAATAAAACGGCAAAGGAATTAAATATCCCGATTATTACAGAACAACAACTTATTGACTTGATTAATTGAAAAATTTTTGATATAATAAAATTATGAAAAATGAAAAAGATATTAGATTATTAGCTACTAA